CAGGCTCAAGACCTTTGTTCTTGATGAGCTTGCACCAAGGTTTAGAGAATATTCCGAATATTACAGGTGCGGACTTGAGCTTGAGGAGGATGATTGAACTGTTCTTCCTGCACAGCACAGGGGCGTGACCACGATTCAATCGTGGCGCAGTGCCTAGCTAGTCCGCTGGCTACGGGCTACTACCTGTGTGGGTTTGACAAGCTGGACAGTGAGTTGCATCACTGCATTGATGACTGGTTCGTCAAGAAGATAAGTGAGGGCAAGAAGCGCTTTGTGGTCATGGTGCCACGCGGGAGCCTCAAGACTACGCTATTCGGAACCGCTACTATCGTGTGGCGCAATCTAGTGGACAGGGAGGCGCGCACGCTCCTGGTGATGGCCGCTGCGGTTGAGGCGGCTAAGACCAGTGAGGCCGTCAAGACGGTCCACATGTCGGATCAGATGCGGCACTTCTTTCCCGATAGGGTTCACGACCCGAAGAAGCACACCGGCAAGGCGGGCTTCATGGACCTGGACCGCAGGGGCGTCTACCGGGAGCATACGCTGGAGGCGCGGGGTGCTACGTCGGCCATGACCGGCGGTCACTTCACGTGGCAGATCTTCGATGATCTCATTGACGAGAACATGGCTGATAGCGACAAGGATCAGGACAGGGTCATACGCTTCTTCCGTGGTGCCACCAACATGTTCGTGAACAAGATGGACGACGTGCGGATCGTCATCGGCACCCTCTGGGAGGGCCTGTTCTACGAGTGGTTGCTTGAGGACAGCGGCGTCATGGACTATTACGAGAAGCTGATCATCGGCGCAGAGGTTGACGACAGGTTCAGGGCATTCCTTTCGGATATCGGGAGGAGTACAACGCTGGAGGACGGCGACCCCATCTGGCCCGAGAACGAGACGAAGGCGAGCCTGGAGTACACGAAGATTGAAGAGGGGCCGCTGATCTACGCCCGCCAGATGCTGAACATCAAGACGACCGATGAGGACCGGCGCTTCCGCAAGGAAGACTTCCAGTACTACGTGCTGTCACCCGATGGCAAGACCTGTGTGGTGCAGAGGGAGGGCAAGGATGGGCGAGATTTTAGTGTTCCCGTTGAGCGCATGTTCCGAACCATGGTCATTGACCCGGCTACTGGAGAGGGCAAGAAGACTGATGACAGCGCCATCTCCGTGGTGGGACAGGATCACGACACTGGCCTCATATTTGTCCTAGACGAGTGGGCGTTCAAGGTGCAGCCCTTCGCGCTCATCGAGCGCATCCTGGACTTGGCTGTCAAGTGGAACCCCCACAAGATCGGGCCAGAGGACGCCAGTTATCAGAAGACGCTCAAGGTGTACCTCAGGCAGGCCATGGTGGAGCGCGGCCTGGCGTGGCACATCGACCCAGTGAAACCACACGGCAGAGCGAAACTAACGCGCATTGACGCACTGCAACCCTTTGTGAGGAATCGTCAGATCTATGTGCAACGAGAGCACTACAAACTCGTCGATGAGCTGTGTGGCTTGCAGATTGTTAGGGGTGAGCTGCTTGGGAAGAGTCCCAACAGGGCTGACGCCCTGGCGTACCACGTTGATTTCTGGAGACCGCAGCTCGTCAAGCAGCCCGACTCGGAGCCGGACATCCCATACTGGGAGGCCGAGCGCCTACAAAATCACAACATTCCCTCTTACGGATTGGAAGCCGCAGTTTAATGCCTGAGCAAGACAACAGAATTGGAAACGCCTTCTGGTACGGGCCGGATCTAACAGAGGAGAACTACCTGACTGCGACTCAGCAGAGTCCCATGATTAAGGGGGATGAGCTTGCTACTGGCAAGAAGAAGAAGGACTCTGAGCTTTTGCGGCTGCTGATGTTGCTGACGCTGTTCAAGAATCCCATGGCACCGATGGCTGGAGCCGGAGCACCACCGACACCCACGCCAATGCCGACACCGAGTCCGACGAAAAAGCCGATTTACAGGGATAACGCGATAGAACAAGCAGACGAGATTATTGGGGGCAGATAGATATGAAAACTAGGGATGAGGCGCACGCTGCACTAGACAGATGGATTGACGAGGACAACGTTGGCAATCTCTTGTACTTCAGGGCACCGCATAGCGAGATGGTCGATTGCGTTAGCGAAACCACGATCAAGGTCAGGGAAATGGACCGGGATACGCAGGACGCCTTCGGGGTGTTCATGTCTCGCTATCCTGATGCCTCCAAGGGAGAGTTCTGGAGGAACGCAAGGGGCGAGCCTGACAGAGTCAAAATCGTAAGAGGGTTTGAATGAACGTAGTTGAGGGCAAGAAGGATGAGGTCCGGCGCGTTAAGTTCGGGAAGGGGAGGCGTGAGGCGCTTCTCAAGTACCTGGAGGAGGAGCACGTAGCCGCCGAGCAGGAGCGGAGTGCCATGCGTAAGCGCTGGGAGGGCTGGACAAAACAAGCCAATTCCCGCCTGACGCGCCCCGATGCCGGTCCCCGCGACTCCAAGATCGACATGCCGCTGACCCGTGAGCGTCTTAACCAGGCCAGTGCGCGTCTCCTGTCACCGCTGTTCCAGAGTGAAGAGGTGATGGTCGGTAAGCCGCGTACCGCCGGTCCCATGTCGCAGGAGCTGGCGCAGAGCGTTGAGGGCGTTATGGACTATGGCCTCGACAGGTCTAACGCCATGGAGTGGAGCGCTGACTGGGTAGAACAGTTTTCTATCCTACCGTTTGGCGTAGTAAAGACGGCTTTCACTAGAAAGATCCAGAATATTAGGCGTTGGGAGGAAATTGACGCAGAGACGTATGAGGTTCTTGCGCTAGATCCCGAGACCGACAAGATGGTCTCCATGCGCGAGTTTGATGACGGGAGCGAGAAGTACTTTGTCGAGATTGATGATACGCAGGAGGAGAAGGCCGGTGTGTTCCCGGAGGTCATCCCGGCTACCGACTTCTTCTTCAAGGATGCCGCGTGCATCGACGACGCTGACTGGGTCACGCACAGGACGTGGCCGACAAAGGCGAGCATTGCGTATAAGGTGCGCGAGGGCATCTACGATAAGAAGATGGCTGACGGCAAGGATGTTCTCGACGCCATCGGGGAACCCGCGGAGAAGAAGGAGGAGCTGTTCGGGGTTCACGAGAGGGAGAAGAGTCAGGACGACGTCAACCACCGATATGACATTCGTGAGACGTACCTTGAGTTTGACGTTGATGGCAAGGACATCCCCGTAGAGATCATCGTTACCTGGGAACGCACGAAGCGTATTGTGCTGCGGGTCATCCACAACTTCTACCACGGTTATGTGCGCCCGTTCGTGACGCATCAGTTCAAGCACGTCGTGGGCAGCATGTATGGCATCCCGGCGACGTTTGACCTGGAGTACCCGCACAAGGCGTACTCTGCGTCGATTAACCAGCGATTAGACGCAGCTTCTAAGGCGTTAGAGACGGTGACGCTCGTGCCGCCGGGGCATCCGCTTGAGAAGCAGATGGACACGCGCAGTATTCGTGGCGGCATCTACAAGAATCCTGGGCACTCCAAGGACGACATCATTCAGTTGAAGTTGAGTGAGCCGGGGTTCACGCAGTTACCGCAGCTTGAGAACATCTTCGAGCAGCGGGCGGACAGGGTGATGCACATCCCGCCAGCGGCATACGGTGAGCAGCCCAACAGGCCCAACGCCACGGCGCAGCTGACCGTGAGTGAGCAATCGCAGTTCCCGCAGAACCTACAGCTTGAGCGCTTCCGTGAGTCGTTCGCGCTCGTTGTGAAGCACATGCTGATGCGCTATCGGCAGTTCTACCCTGAGGGCATGCGCTACTACGTCCAGCAGCAAGACCCCGAGGGAGTGCAGATGGTGGAGCACTTCTTCCAGTGGCCTGAGCGTTCCATTGAGGACGATGTGCTGATTGAGACCGCCGCGTCGAGTGGCACGATGAGCAAGATGATGCGCAAGCAGGAGACGATGGCGCTGCTTGAGCGCATGCCGCAGCTCTATCAGGGCATGTATCAGATGTCTGAGCTTGCTATGAATCCCATGAACCCCGCTGGCCCGGTGGCCGTCAAGCTCCTGAATGGACAGCGGACGCTTATCAACATGTTCTTCAAGGAGTTTGAGATCGGAAAACGCGAGGAACTTAACCCCGAACTGACAGGAGGGATGCTTGAGAACACTATTCAGCAGCTTCAGCAGATGGTTCAAGAACTTCAGCAACAGACTCAGCAGCTTATGCAGCAGGGGCAAGGCCTCCAGATGGAAAATGCTGAACAGGAGCAGACCATTATTGCCCTCTCAGCCGGACTGGTTGGAAACCCTGAGGCTACACCCCCAATGGGAGGACTTAGTTGAGTGGATCGCTCAGGAGCATGACCGGAAATACCGGGAACTCCTGCGAGCAGATGGGAGAGGACTACAGGACAGACTTATTGGTGAGGCAAGAACATTGATGTCGATGTACGAAATCCTAAAGGATTGGGAGAAGGAAAATGCCTGAAGAAGGATTAGAAGTAAGCCTGGATGATCCGATTCCAGCAGCGGAACCGACTCCAGAACCAGCGCCGGAGACCCCGGCACCAGTAGTGGAACCGGAACCCGTAGCGGAACCGGCACCAGAGGCCGTGGATACAAGCTGGCTGGATGGCCTGGGTGTGCCCGAGCCGCAGCCCCAGACGCCCCCACAGCAGCAACAGCAGCCACAAGCGCCGCCCCAGCCGTATCCGCCGCCGCAGCCACCCGCGCCAGTGCAGTTGCCACCGCAACAGCAGCCGCAGTATGGCACGGACGTGGACGCCTATATTGATCAGAGGGCGAGACAGATCGCGGAGCACGCGGTACAGGCCAACCTTGGACCCGTGGCAATGCAGTTGCAGCACTTCCAGGCCACGACAAACAATCAGATGCAAGCACTGGCTAACACGGAGCTAACGCGGGCGGATCACGTCGCGAGGCAAGCGGAGGTAAATGAGCTAAGCAAAGATAAAGCATACAGGGAAAACGAGCAAGTTAGGACTACGGTGAGGGCTAACGTCACCCAGTGGATCAACGGCGCTTACGAGATGGCCCGCATGGGCGATACGAGTAGGCTGGCGATGGTTCATGATCCTAACTTCTTCCAGGGTGTTCTCGCGCTATCGAAGATTAAATGTGGATACCAACCGAATCCCGTCGGTGGTCCCGCCCAGCCCGCTGGTGCGGTAGTAGAGTCCACAACGCCTCCGAAAGCCGAGAAGACCATAGAGCTTCCTCCTGACCTAGAGGACCTTGCCGCGACGAGGGGACCAGCCTATCGTGCGAAGTTAATCAAGGGCCTCCAGGACGCGGAAGAAGCAGGCGACTTTGAGATGGAGTTCTGAGATGCCGCAACCAAAGAAAAGCGACTGGGGAAAGTATCCGGAAGTTGCTAGGGCAATGACGAAAAGTTGGAATGCCCTTGTTGATCTGCCGAAGGTGTTCTGTGAGGAATACCAATGGCTTAACGAGTTCACGTGGGGCTTCTTCGTTGACGAGGACGTGAGTGAACGCATGACTTACGCCTTTAGGTTTCTGGAGATGGCCCACTTTGATTACGACGATATTAAGAAATTTAACGCGGCGGTAGGCACGCGCTTTGGACTCAATACGGACGCCGCTGGCCACCTGAAATGGCACGATAACTTCATCATGATCCGCCCCAAGGAACTCACAGACGAGATCGTACTGGAGCGGAATCGGGTGAGCGAGGAACAAATGGCATCGGCGGTAGAGGCTAAGACTCACGCCATCCCAGGCGATCCCCGCGAGGCTGAGGCCAGGGAATACTCAAGGGAGCACTCTGGACTTGATGAGGTCCATGTCGAGGGAGGTAAGGCCGGTGAGAAGGCGATGAATGAGCCACAGAAAGCAAAGCGAGGGCCAGGGAGACCGCCGAAGAATAAGGATTAAACATGGCGATTTCTTCGTTTGATCCGAGGCAGCCCAAGATCCAGGCACATGCTGGTGGGAGTCTTCCTCAGATCGTTCATAATTATTTAGAGGGCAACGGTCAGTCTTTTAAGGCTGGGCAGTTTGTCTACTTCTCTAGCGGGGCTGTTACCGTTACTGGTGACGGCGATACGCCGGTTGCGGGCATCGCGCTTAAAGACGGAACTAGCGTATCTGCGAGTAATGTCGCAATTCCGGTCCAACTATTAACTCCTGAGACCGAGGTTCTTATCCAGGTGACTACTGGTGGAACCCTTCAGGCTGCTAACACTACTTGCGTGCCTGGTATTGCTTACGATCTTGAGTCCGTGAGCACTAATCTGCACTACATTGATAGCGCGGACACCAGCAATGAGAAGTTCGTCTACATTGATGCCGTCTATGACGTTAATGGCGATGCTACTTATTGGGGCAGGTTCCGTCCGTATGCAGTCGAAGCTCAGATGATCGAATCTGACGTATAGGAAGGGGGATATAAAAAATGGCTAATACCACGTATTCAAATGCAAAAGCAATTGCTCTTACTGACTATCTCCCTCCGCTCAGGGACAGCGAGAAGCAACAGAGGTGGGGCTGGAAGCAGTTCACCTCTATGAAATCAACCAAGAGGGCTACTGAGCAGATCTACTCCAATGCCGGACTCGGCGTTGCGCGTAAGACCGGTGAGCTTGAGCCTATTTATTACAGCGACATGAGCGAGCTGGGGAGCACGACCTTCACGGTCAATAAGTTCACGCTCTCTAGCATGTGGTCTCACGAGCTTCTGAATGATCAGTGGCATTCCCCGGATCTCTATAAGGAGGCGGGGGCGAGCGCTGGTGATTCCCAGGCGTTCATTAGGGACCAGGCGGTCGCGGCGATCTTTAACCGCGCATTCAACTCCAGCTATCCCGTGGACTTTGGCGGGACCGTTGAACTCTGCGGAAGTCACGTCACTAAGGGCGGAACGGCTTTCGATAATGACCTGACTGCGGCGTCGATTACCTTCGATAACTTCTGGCTGATGTATCAGCACTTTGATACTACGCTGCTGTCACAGGATGACCTCTATCTGAGTGACCAGGCGAAATGGCTCGTGTACCACCCGAGTAAGGAGAAGCAGGTACAGGCTATTCTGAAGTCAAGCCTGGAGCCGGAGACTGCGAATAATGACATCAATACGCTGAAGAATGTCGTTACTCCTATCCCCTGTCGGCATCTGAGTACCACGACTAACTGGTTCATGCTCGGGTCGCGGTTTAAGAACGATCTCTGTTTCTTTTCCAGGGAAGGCGTTAAGTTTGAGATGGAAAAGGACTTTGATAGGATGGGGATAAAAAACCGCAGTTATCAGCGGTTTGCTGTCGGTGTTAGGGGATATT